GTTACTGATTCCAGTAACTTACCAGCATCGGTTGTTACTGATTCCAGTAACTTACCAGCATCGGTTGTTACTGATTCCAGTAACTTACCAGCATCGGTTGTTACTGATTCCAGTAACTTATCCAATGCTTCAATCTGAATTACATTACTATTAGGATTGGTTAAATCTTTCTTCCCTTCTGCTTCATTTCGCAATTCTTCCAATCGTTTGCGTTCGAGTTCATCTACATATACTGTGAAATCGAACGAATAGCGATTTAATACCTCGATAATGCTTCTTAGTTTACCTTGTACACCTCTATAAAGAGGAGACGTTTTTCTTTTACCATCAGCATGTTTTAAGTGCCATTCTACTGACAATGCAACGTTTTTTGTAAATAATGGACTTTGACTTGTTAAAATGGCTAAAAATTCCCATTGATTTGAAATACTGGTTGCTTTTGCACCGCCTTTTATGATACCATTATGTTGACGAATTCTTCTTTTTGGTTCCACTGTATAACCCACATACGTACGATCCTTTCCTTTGATACGAACAATATAACAATAATGTACGGATTTGGATTCTTTTGTTTCCACAATCACCTTCTGTGATAGATTTGGGTCCACAATCACCTTCTGTGATAAATTTGAGGTCATCTAATAAATGAATAGAAAAATGATTTTGTATCTTTTTTTGTGTATCTACTAATTAAATGAATTATCATTATGTGTTTAGATCTATTTTTATAGGAAACACCGGTGTCGGTAAATCTTCTATTATTCAAAAATATGTTAACAAAACATTTGACGATCATAGTCAATCTACGATTGGCATAGACTACCTTACTAAAATCATTTCTATCGGCGAACGTTCTATTAAGTTACAGATGTGGGATTTAACAGGACAATTTTCATTCCGAAACTTGATTCAAAGCTATTATCGGCAAGCTAGTATTATATTTTTTGTCTTTGATAGAACCAATAGAAGCTCTTTTACTGACTTTAAGGAATGGATTAAACACCTTGAACCTCAATTAGATCGGTCACAACTGGTTATTATTGGTAATAAATCGGATATGGCATTTTTTGGGGTATCAACAGAGGAAGGTCAGGAACTCGCAGAACGCTACAATGCCTTTTATTACGAGGTTTCCGCAAAACAAGATGATAATCTCGCACAAATTTTTGAAGAACCAGTTCGAAAACTATATGAAAAAATGATTCCTGAAACAATTGAACCCCAATCAGTTCATGTAGACTTATCCAGCCCTCTTCTTTCTACGAATCCTAATTATTGTTGCTTTTTATAGGCGACATTTTTCGAGTCTAAACTAAATTGACTAGTGCGGGCAAAGTAGACCGAGCTTGCTAGAAAATTGACGAGCCTCCGAAAGAGCCGAGCCAAACCCTTTCACAACCCCCGAAACCAATCACTCAACCATGTCTGCTATGATCAACCTCGATGAGCTTCTGTACAGCGCGTACATGCTCGGAGTCGAGACCGAACAGGGAGCTGCTACCCTGAACCAGTCTCAGCTTCGTTCGCTGTTGCTGCGCAATGTCCCCATGCTCGGAAAGACGGAGCCGGTAGCTGCCAAGAATGAGTCGGTTGAGTCTGTGAAGCCCAAAGCGAAGAAAGTCGAGAAAGAACGTGCCGCACCGAAGCCCCGTGCTGTTCCTGAGGACGATACCCGTTGCTGCAGCCGCACCGTTGATGAGAAGCTCCACCTCGAGGGTGGCAAGATCAAGGTGATGCGCGACGATGTCGAGAACTTGTACGGCGACCGTTGCAAGTTTAAGAAGGTCGGTGAGACCGAGTTCTGCAAGCATCACTGCGAGAAGCAGCCCCTTGGCGTGTGGGGCGGCGAGTATGCTGGCAAGCTGAAGCAAATGGTGGAGAAACTCTCCACCGAGAAGAGCGAGACCCCAGCGAAGAAGACGATTAAGAAGGCTGCTCCTGCTGCGCCTGTCAAGGTCAACATTGACGAGATCCAGGTTGGCGATGAGATTGAGCCGGAGGACGCCGAGGAAGCTGATGAGGAAGAGGTCGACCCGGAGGAGGAGGTCCAGGATGAGGACCTGTTGGACAAGCTCGAGGCTGCTGGCATCCAGTATGAGTGGATCGAGATTGACGACGAGAGCTACATGTATGACCCCTCCACCAAGTTCGTGTATGACCCGGAAGACGAGAAGAAGATCGGTACCTACGATCTCAAGGCTCACAAGTGGCTGTCTGGTGGCATCCCTGCCTAAATTGTGATTTCCCATAAATAGAAACAAAGAAAAGATAAATGACTAAAAAATAGAAAAGTGAGAAAAATGAATAAAGAGAGAAAAAAAACTTTGTTATAGTTGAACACTTGGCATCCAATAGGTGGACCTGCCATCCGGTGTCTTTGCAACCTCTAGCCCATCCCTCTCTCGCTGATACACTTGAAATACATATGGTTTCGGCTGAGGAACAATTTTAGTTAATGGATCTCCTCCAATTTCATCTTCTAATGAACACTTCAAATTAATAGAAACATGCTTATAGGTTTCTTTGTCATACCCACTTAGGTAACATGAATACATCACAAACTGAACCGCATCATACAAATGTTTGATTTCAGCGGAAGAAAGACTATCCATGGTTCGAAAGGGTGATAAATGAGCATGATATAAACTTTCGCATTTTATATAATTCCCAATTCCGGCTAGTTTCTTTTGATTCATAAGAAAGACACATATGTTTTGTTTATTACGATCTATCTTTTGTTGAAAAGCTTCCAATGTAAACTCTGATGGATTAAACAAATCCAATCCTAACTGTGTTTCTTTGTATTCAAATGAAGTATACAAATAGACATTTCCAAAATTAGTAGCATCACAATAATATAAATCAGTCTTCTTTAGAGACTGTGAACCTAAATCTGTCTTCTTTAGAGACTGTGAACTTAAATCAGTCTTCTTTAGAGACTGTGAACCTAAATCAGATTCAAAAAATTCAAATGTATAACGTACATGTGCTTTATCCGAATCGAGTGAAAGGAAACCAGTCAAACCAAAATGAATCACAAGTTGAAAGGTATCAAATATAAGGAATAATACTTTCCCCTTAGAAGACACCTCCCTACAAATGGATGGAGTAAAATCTTCGGATCCTTTAATCTCTTTTTTAGAATGCGCTCTGATTGCAAGTAGTTGTTTACCAATGCAAAACTTAGCAAGGCATCGAGCCATCCATCGAATTTCAACTCCTTCTGGCATCTAATTCTGATTGATATACAAACAATGGTTCAATTTGTTCAATATCATCAGAACACATTTGTACTTTCTGAAAACATAAATCAGATCCCTTTTTTTCAATTATTAGTGAAACATCATTTTCCATAGCAGAACAGGTTAATATATAATCATTTTCAAATGAGTATCTTAAATCTTCTCCATCGTTTTCTACACATATTAAACGCTGGGTTGGAACGAGGATATCATGATTTTGGTCTTGTATACTTAGATATCTGCCATATTGATTTATACTTACTAATAACATATTGCCATCATCTAGATGCAATTTTTTTGTAGTAGTAACGTTTCGAAACAACGATTTAAAACGATTCCATAAATCAGTAATAAAATGAAGGATCATCTATACTAGCAATAGTTTATTTTTAATTATTCTTTGCATTTTTCTTTATACTCCTTGTATGCATCATATAAAAATATAGGGGGTGCATATTTACACATGTTTTGTACTTCTAAAATCTGATTTTCTAATTCCAACATAAAATCATCATTTGAATGATCAATAAATTCAAACTTGATCTTTGTAATGATTTTACCGTATCGGTCTGCTACATCACGATGAAGATCACTTTTAGTATTAAATTGTAGTGTACTTGATACGGCTTGAAATAAACTGCTAGTAGAAGAACTGATTCCTACACAAATTGCTGCTGTATATTTAAATTCTGGAGACGATTGATCGGTAGAAGATATCAAAGATATAATACCTGATATTGATGTTAAAATAATAGAAGGTAAAGTTAAATATAAATTATTACGCTCATAGTATTCAGATGCACTAGAATGAACCCATTTTAATTCTTCTAATCGATCAATATAATCCGTTAAAAACTGTTTGGAACGGGTTGATAGGGTATCTGTATCATTCACTCGTTTTTCCTCCTTTTTTGAACGCCGAATGATTGGACTGGTTTCAATTGTTTTGATAGATGTTTGTGTAACATCTTCCGGAGTTGATGTTATTGGTTCTTCTAATTTTTTTTGAATTTGATCTTGTATTCTCTTTCCAAGTACATCAATAGATTCTTCTTTAATATCTTCAGAAAATCCGGAACCAGAACTAAAATCAATGTCAATTGCCAAGTCACTCATTTTAGAACAATAAGAAATTTATTATTGAATTTATTCTTATACTAATAATAGTAGAGCCTAGATGGTTTTTTGTAAGCTCAACAATAAGTTAAAGTCTAAGTTAGAAAAAGCAGAAACATCAGTAGAAGAAACTGTTACTGCCGCCAAAAATATTGTAAATGGACATGTTCAGAAAAATTTATCACGAATCGATCGTATGAAAGCGTCTCTCTCCAAACAAATCCAAAACAAAATTCAACGTCAGAAAGATAAGATTCAAACTGCTATTATTCAACCTTATCTTGAAAAAAAGAAAACCAATTATGCCATCTTGTTTATTGTAGATATATGTTTGTCTGTTGTAGCTGGATTGTTTATCTATAAACTATATCCTTTTTTTAAACAATATTATTCCAAAGAAAACTATACCCCTGAACAATTCAACAATGCTAAAAAACTCCCAGAAGAAGCTTATTCTAAAGAAGATTTGCGAAAAGTAAAAGAGTTTAGAGATTCATTTCAAAATTGGATTGATTATTATAAACAAGAAAATGCATTTAGCCCAGATAATGTAGGTACACCTGAAATACAACGCGGAAGTGTATTACGACAACCAATGCTATTTGTCATTCAATATGTTATCCCCTATGTAATTGTAGCTTACATGGTTTGGTTTGTTGTAAAATATATCAAATATGTATTGGCTGCTATTTGGGGCTTTTTTGTTGCCATTTATCAGTTTATTACTGAAAAAATTACATGTAAATTAGCTGAAAAATGGTATATCCGATTAGTTACGGGTTGGAGTAGATGTAATCCTAATTTTAGTAGTTATGTTGATAATTGGAAAACTACGTATGTTACTCGACCTCTTGCAGAAGAAAGAATTGCCTATTTAAGAGGTGTACAACAAGCAAAAACAATGTATCAAACCAATAAACAAAATTGGAAGTTTAGTGGAGAGTTCGATTGGTCATTTGGGATAGGTTCATTATGGGGTTGGCTTGGTGATTGGAAACGAATGTATATTGACCTCCCTATTGAAGAGTTATATTTACGAATCATTGATTTTCATCCAACTTATGTCATTCAGCCATATGAAATTGTAGCCACAGAAGGTGAACGAAGACAGAAAAAACTAGCAGGAGATGCTTATCCTAGTAAAACCAAGAAAGGAAAGATATGTAAATGTCCTCCTCGTAAAACCGTTATGAAAAAACTAACGAATTATCTTAAAGCTGCGCCCTCTATTAATGTTAAAAAAACTATGTCTGGTTTGAATACTCGCTTAAATGACATTCGTTCCTCTATCCATCTACCCAAAGGATCAAAAGAATTAGGTAAAAAATTGTCTGAATCATTGGGGGATTGTCAAACACTAGACAACATGGTAGATAAACGAAAAACAATTGCCAAAGTTTTATGGACAAGTATGATGCTTTCTACAACTGCTATTGTTGTTTATAGTTTACTCTATGGTTCCCCTAGTTGGTTATCTAATCTAGCCGAGCCTGTGTTCCAGTTTACCAATGGATATACCCCTACCTCTGGAATTGCCGTTAGTACTGTAGTGATTGCACTTACTTATGTAAGCACCTTTACCGGATTAGGATATTATGGTTTCTTTCATTGAGAACCCATCAAAGTAAGAATACATTACTTTTATGGATTTATTATTTAATTATTTCGGCTCCTCTACTTTCTTCTTACGATGAAGGATCTTCTTCGGTAAGGTAATTACTGTACCGACTGCTGCTTCTTGGACAACTTGAGCAGCTTGACTAACTGTCTCTGGAACCGGGGCTGCTTCTGCTTCTGCTTTAGCAGAGACCGGATTCGTATTTTGTAGCATAGCCAAGACATTTGCATTCTTTGAACTGTTCTTAGCATTTTTCTTAGAGCCTTTAGGAGCCGGTTCTGCAGCTGCTTCTACTACTTCTGGTGCCTTAGCAGATGTCTTTCGAATAATCTTTTTCTTTGGCGCTTCTACCGGTACTGCTTCTGTTGAGACAGAGACCGGTACTGCTTCTGTTGAGACAGAGACCGGTGCTGCTTCTGTTGAGACAGAGACCGGTGCTGCTTCTGTTGAGACAGAGACCGGTGCTGCTTCTGTTGAGACAGAGACCGGTGCTGCTTCTGTTGA